GACCACCAGCCCTATGAGGAGAGCGACGAGCAACGCCGCCAGCGCGAGGCATATTCTGATTGCCCAAGTCATTGCGGAATCTCTCTCATACGTGTGATGTCTTTGGATTCTCGGACTTCTTCTAAAGCTTCCCCGGCAATCTCTCGTATGGCCGAGCGGTAATCGTCCAAGTCCATGCTGTTCGACGTGTCCTTCGTTTGTATGCTGATAAAGGCGTCCTCCGCTATCAGCGAAGCTGTTATCAGACCCTGTATCCAAGTCTGGGTTATCACACGTTCTTTCTCTTTCCTTTCCTTATTCATTGGACAGGCCAGACGTAGTCGAGGTCCGTGGCTTCGGTCCAGCCAAACTTGCCGTAGAACTCCGGGTCTTTTTTGAGGAGGTTGGACCGGTGGCTGGCGTGGATGTCGTCGCGGCCCATCCACTTGGGCAGCACGATGGCCCCATACGACTTCTCTTTCTGCATCGTATTATTATAGCCGCGCCGGACCCACTCTTCTATACACAAATCTTTGTAGAACGAGAGGGCCGTCTCATAACCTCGCCACATCTTTGTAGCGGGGTGGTTGGTCCAGCCTTTGGACTTCCCGGCCAACGCATTGAGGATCTGGAACGCCTCAACGCGCTGTTTGCCAAGCCGCCGGTAGTCGAGGCAGCGGACTGAGCGGCCCATGCTCTTGTAAGGCAGGAACGTCTGCATCACTTCTTCCTCTTTTTCACAGGCATGAGCCACTCGTACTTCTCTATCACTGTGGCACAAGCGTTGCAGACAAGCGCGGACCAAGCAAAATTATGAACGTGAGTAGGCCCACCGCACTTGGGGCAGTAGATCGTTTTGCCCGCCTTACCAGCGTGGGTCCATTTGGGGACCGGCTTAAACTTGCGCGGGTTCGCAACAAATTCCCCCGGAACGTCGTCGGCAGGGGTGTCCCAGCCTTTGCCAAACAGCCAATTAAAAATCTTCATCAGTTTGCCTCCTTTGTGCGTTGGTCGCGCAATTTCCGTGCTTTGCATTCCCAGATGATCTTGATATCTGGATCGTGGGCCGCGTCCCGTGCTTCTTCGCACCGGGCTATACGACGCTCGGTCGGGGTTGGGGCGGCTAGTTGCTGTCCCAACCAGTTCAGGCCGTTAATAAAACGCTGTGCTTCGTTCATGTCACCACCTCCGGGGTTAGTTGGTAGTAACCAGAAATCACTTCTTCATATAACTCGTCTTGGTCGATCAACGCGCAATCTTCAAACGGTTCGTCGGGCCTGTCTACAACACACACCAAAGTGTAGAAATAAGAGGTGACGCAAGCCGTGTCCCCCGGAACGCGAAAATCCTCCTTATCACGCTTTTCGGTGCGTAACAGGAACTGGTCTTTAACTACGATTTTATCGTAACCAAAAATTGATCTATCTCTCCCCGAATCCGTGATGACGTAATTAGATCCAATAAACACTTCCTTCTCCTTGTATGTGATTCGTCGTATGTGATTCGTCCCATAAGACTAGGCACAAAAAAAAAGGCCGTCAACTAATTTATTACAGGGGGGTCTTCTTCGTCCTCGTAGCAGCGCAGACAACTTTGGCTGACCATGTCTACAATTGAGGCGTAGCACCAGACACAGAAGGCGACGGGGCAGATGCCAAAGTTACCGGCAATCCCGCCCTCGCCTTCAAGATCAACGTCCGCTTCGCAGATAGAACAGGTTAACCCTGCCCTCTCTTCTTCTTGTTCATCCCGCGCCATGGCGACCTTGGTCCTAGGTTTTTCCTGCCGTTCAACGGATGAGGTTTGTTCCGTCGGCGGGATCGTGTGGGCTTGTTATACTCAGAGGCTGTTTGTTTTGCCATTTAGTCCCACAAAATAAAAGGCGGCGACGAGTCTCGGGTGAAACTCATCGCCGCAGGTACAGTGGAAGGAGTCAACAAACCACTGTCTCGGGAGGTGTCGGTCAACGCTATCACCCTCTGCCGTGAAAGTCTACGGACGCATCGGGCGCTCGGGTGTCGGTTTCAAACAGATACCACGCGCAGTTATCTTTCCCTGTATGCGGGCTGTCCGGGATCCACTTCACACGTCCGACGCTGACAATCTGCTTGCAATAGGGCAAGTACGGCGCGGCCTGCTTGGTGTGCATCCAGTCGGCGTCGAACAAGAGCCATGTAGGCAGGATTGCCGACAGGTGCATAATCATTGGGTGCAGGACATCCCTGCTCCAGGGTGGGTTGGTGATGAAGAAGTCCACGTTCATGTCGGCATCTTCAATGTCGAACGCATCTTGGATGTACGCTTTGAACTCATGCCCGCAGGGGGCTTTGAAGTTCGAGGCTTCGATGGCCCTGTCGGAGGGTGAAATGTCACTTGCATACTCTAGGATAGGACAGAACTTTCCGCCGTGCGCCACGCCCTCAAAACTGGACAGAGCACGGATTAAAGCACCGTCACCGGAGCAGGGCTCTATGTAGCTGAAGCGTTCGGGTAGGTGTGGGATGAGGGGCTCGACCGCACTCACCGGGGTTGGGTAGAAGTCACGTTTTTTCCGCGCAAAGTCGGAACGCTTGCCCATTACAGTGCTTGGAAAATAAGAGCCGCAGTGTAAAAGACTGCCGTAACGAAAACTGCGGTCATCATTTCTTGGACACCCCCTGTTTTGTCGGCTGGATAGGTTTTCCGGTAACCTGCTCCAAGATCAGCGTGAACTGCCCCGACAAGGTGCGCCGCTCTTTTTCAGCCAGCTTCTTTAAGACGTGGTAGCTCTCAATCGGCACTACCACTGACTTCCATTTTTCCGGGTTCATAGCCTATTCATCCTTTAATTCTGGGATACTATCGGACTTATCCAACTTCGTCAAGTTTCCCCAGTTTGGCCCTAGCGATATGTCGCTAGGGCTTGGCACCTCTAGTTTGTAGGCGGATTCCATGATCTTGCACAGTTCTTCGGCTTCTTTTGCGTCTGCCACAGAGAAGGCCAGTTCGTCGTGGATCTGCACGAGGGGGATCTTGTTCTTCTCCTTGTAGACCGCAGCCATGGCAGCTTTTGTCTGGTCCGCTGCGCTGGACTGTATCAGGCGGTTCAACGCCTTGTATGTATATGCACGTTTGATGTTGTCGCCGTACTCGATATTCGCCTCGGCAAGGGGCAGGGCTCGGGCAGATAAGAACAGGTTTGGCTCCCACAGATCAAAGCGGCACTTGCGGCCCAGAAGCGAGCGGACAAACCCGCCCTTGTCTTTGTGAGACACTCTCCGCGTCACCGTGTCCATAAGCTCTTTCACAAAAGGCACGTCGTTGTGGTACTGGCGCATGAGCCGTTTAGCTTGGTCCGTGGACACATCCAACTGCTCCGCGAGCCGCGTCTGACCCATGCCGTACATGATACCCAGGTTGATGGTCTTGGCCTGCTTGCGAGGAATATTGGCAATGTCGGCCACCATCTGATGGAAGTCGGTCTTCGGGTCGTTTCGGTATGCTTGGACGAAATTGTCGGACCCTGTCAGGCCCATCTTCCCGACAAGACTTGAGAAGTGGACGAGGATGCGTGGTTCCTGCTGGTCGAAATCCATCGAAGCCCACTGCTCTCCTTCCTCCGGTAAGAACAGTCCGCGTATCTTTCGGGCCATCTCGGGGTTGCGAGCGGGGATTTGCTGTAGGTTGGGGTTAGACATAGAGATGCGCCCGGAGACCGTGCCGCCACCTTCGGATCGAAGCTGGTTTATGTGTCCGTGGATGCGGTCCTTCTCTGCGTAACGAAAGATGCTCGACAGGAAAGTGTTGCCCATCTTGTCGTACTCTCGCGCCTCGGCAATCTTCTGGGCAATGGGATGCTCGTGCTGGGACAGGAAGTTCTTGGTGAAGCTGGGCAATCCCGTCTTGGTGCGTCCATAGGGTATGTTCAGATGGTCAAAGACCTTGGCTATGCTGGCAGCGGCCCATAGCTCGAAAGAGAGCCCCGTCTCCTTCTTAACATCAGACCTGATGCCCTTAACGATCTTGAGGAGGTCTTGCTTGAGGCGCTCGGCGGAATCAAGGTCAACCCGCACACCCTTCCACGTCATTTCTATGCAAAGCGGCAGGACAGAGGTCTCCATGTCAAAGACCTGCCAGAGGTCTTCCTTGGTTAGTTCCATCTTGAATACCTGCCACAGGTCGAGCGTAAGCTGGGCATCGGCCTCGGCATACTCTCCGACAAAGCAGGCGGGCAGTTTGTATAGCTCACCCTTGGGGTCCACGCCAAACTCTTGGGCCGCTTCTCTGAGTGCGGCTTCCGACTTCATCAGCCCCATGTAATCGTAGGAAACGGCATTGAGCGAATAGCTGAACCGGTTCTCGTTGAGAAGGGGCGCTGCCAGCATGGCGTCGATCCACTTACCCTTGAGGTCAATACCAAGGCGCTTCATCCAACCTACGTCGTAGGCTGCATTGAAGAAGATCTTGTCGGACGGGTGGTTCGCTATCTCCTTCTGGAACCAGCGCATGACGATGCCCCGGTCGAGGTTGCCCCCACCTTCATGGGCAATGGGCAGGTAGGCGTTAAAACCTTCGTATGCGACGGCAAACCCGACTACATCTCCGTGTCCGGTAGCCCAACCTGGGCCGTGGGACTTGAGCCGTGGGTCTTTAGTCTCCAAGTCAATCGCGATTTCCGTGATGCCTTCGGGTGTGGGCGGTAGCTGCTCAATGGGCACCCATTCGGTTTTCACGCCCCACGTCGGCTTTTTAAGATTCTTTTTCATGGTAATTGCTCCCACATTTCCAGTTGCGGAGGATCCGATACCGGCAACATGACTTGCATGTAATCAAAGTTCGTCTTGAAAGCCTCTTCGACGCGCATTTTCTCTTCTCCAAAACGGATGACTTTGGCGTTGTACGTAAAGACCATTCGCGGAATGGTTGTACGGCCATGGGCGAAGTTGGACCCGCGTTCTGTGGGTCGCCACATTCCGGAATGCTTAACCGTAGGGTCGTCCGACTCCTGTCGTTCGATCAACCCCCACCACCGGACAGTGGGCAGTTGATTTGTTCGCGTGAGCCATTTTGGCGCGGTGTTTGGGACATCGGTCCAATCGTCTCCTTCCCCGACAAGCCAGAGCAAGGCCCGCGCCATTGAGGAATTAAAGTGGCGTGGGTAAATTTTCCCCCACCTGTCGCAACAAGGGCAGTGGCTCCCATCTCCTTCAATTGCGTTGCGCCAGTCTGCTCGGGCTTCCTGAAGCGTTTTCCTTTGAAAATTATTTTCCATGGTACTTCTTCGCTAACAGTTCGAGGGACAGTTGGTCAGGGTCAACACTCCGATCATACTGTTCTTTGGCGCATTCAAAGGCCACCGCTGCATAGCCTGCGCCGTCAATGTAGTTATCCTTCTTCAGCGTCCCCAACTTTCGTCGGGCGATCTTCATCAACTCCATCAGGTTGGCTACATCCTCGGCAGTCAGATCACCTTCTTTATTGTACAGGTAGCCGTTCCATAGCTGGGCTATGTTCTCGTGGTTCTCCCACATAGAGCCATAGTCAGCGGCACGGTCACCCCCAATTAGATTTAAAGCTGTCTCCAAAACTTGTTTGGCTGGTACGGCCATCGTTCAACATCCTTTCTTCAATGGGTATTCCAAGTGACTTTGCGTGTTTGATTCCGCTCTCCATGCCCTCCGTCATCCCACGGTCCATGTAGACGGCGCAGAGTTCTGCTACTTCGTACCATGCGAGGGCGAGCTTCATACCGTTCTGTCGCTGCTCAGATATCTTGTCGTCTAGAACCTGGGTGTACAGTAGGTGAGACGCGAAGGGTGATTCATCGCGCAGGATGGAATCCCACAGGCAGCGTCGGGCGTATTTGATGTTGTCGGGATGCCCACCGCTATAGGGGCTCTCAATAATAACTCTCATACTGCCCAGCCTCTTTGGGAGTCTTCGGGCATTTTCAAAACAAGGTTCTGTTTGGTGCGCGTTATTCCGACGTACAGAACGCGGTGAGCGTCGTCGGGGTTCTTCTCCATCTCCTTGAGAGCCTTGCCGGAAAGGTCCGTGAACAGCAGGACGTTGTCCGCTTCGCCGCCCTTTGCACCGTGGATCGTGGACAGTTTAATCTTGGGCTTCTCGAAGATGTTAACGCCACGGTTAAGCAGGGCGGAGGCATAGGCGCGGTCTTCGTCTCCGATTCTGTCCAGCGCCTCGTCCCATGTGTCGTCAGCAGTCTCCAAACCAAAATGCTGGCGCAGGACGGATATCGTAAACAGATCCTGCTCGTCGGCACCGGATAGCATCTTCTTGGCACCGCGCTTCAGACGCCCTGCTCCGCTGGAGATGTGGTCGTAGATGTTTACAGCCTCTTTCAGGGATATCTCGTGCCCCGGACTTTCCTGCATGTGGTTCCAGGAACTTATGGCGTTCCGCACATTTTTCTTGAGCGACGGGGAGCCCTTGCGCTCGAAGTAATGGCCGCTGGAGGTCAACCTGTCAGCCAGTTCATCCAGCATGTAGTTTGCCTGCGCGAGAACGAGCCATTCTTTGTCCCCAAATGAGACCGTGCTAGCGTCGTAGGTTCTCTCGACGCTCCCTTCTTCGCGTCGGGGATCCCAAACCTTTTTCTGTCGGCTCTGGATGCGCTGGACTACGGAGTCCGCAATACGGTGAACGCTTCTAGGTATGCGATAGGATTGGGAGAGGACCTCGGACCCACCTTCCAGAGAAACAAAGTGCCCTATGTCGGCACCGGCCCAGCGGTATATGCCTTGGTCATCGTCGCCAGCAACGAACATCCGTTCGCACCGCTCATTTAAACTGTGGGCCACCCGCCATTGCAACGGGGTCAGGTCCTGTGCTTCGTCAAGGAATATCGTATTGAGCACAGGAAGGTTGCCCGGTTTCTCGGACAACTCGACCATCATGTCGGTGAAATCTTTAAGTCCGTGGAACATCTTGAAGCGTTCGTACTCTTTGTACAGGTGCTCAAACTCGTAGTAGGGGATGGTTAGCTCTGTAACGTTGTAGGCATATTGGATCCCACGTAACGAGTTTCTGGCTAGGTCAAAAGCCCGCATGATAGGGTTGTTGGATTTCATAACGGTGAACCCGTCATCCGCTATGTGCTCGGCCCCGTTTGACGACAGGTCAACTCCGGTCTCCTTGCTGAACCCTCTCAGACCCTTGTCTCCAAGCACGTCCGCTGCGGACATTCCAAGGCACTGGAAAGCCAGACTGTGCAGCGTCCTGAAATATGAAAAGTCCTTTTCCGGGTCCAGGTTAAAACGCGCTACCGCCCTGTCCCGTGCTTCGTGAGCCGCTTTTCGTGTGAAAGCAAAATACCCTATGTCGTTGGGGGACATCCCTTTTGAAAGAAGAGCGTCTACTTGATTTAGCAGCGTGGTTGTTTTCCCGGTGCCCGGAGGCCCGAAGTACCTAAACATCTTTCACTTTCAAAAACACATCTATCTCATACCCAAGGGCGTCCAATATCTGCTCTATCTTGTAGATAGATAGTTGTCGTGCGGCTCCCACGTTTTCATATTCCGCTATCGTGCGCTGCGGCATGTTGGACTTGTACGCAAGCTCCTTTTGCGTAAAGCCCCTCTCGTCCCTCAGTTCCCGGAGAAGCTTGCTCCAATTCGTTCGTTCGTTTGTCAAAACGGAATGTCCTCTTCATCATCAAATCGAGACTCAAAAGCCTCCTCTATTTTTGCAAAGGCCGGGATAGACCAGCACCGGACGGTTCGTCCTTTGATTCGGAACTGCTCAGACCTGCCGTCTATGTCCCGAAGGCGCTGCGCTATTTTATTAGACCGGTATTCAAAAAACTTGTTCCGCTTCAAGAAAGCCTCGAAGTCCTTCAACCTGAAATATGTTCGGCCCTCTTTCTCATCGGTCCATGGGCGGCGGAGAAGGATCTCTTCTTTGTCCATAGCGGACTGCATGTGCGTGGAGAACTCTTCTAGCATGTCGTAGAACTGACCGCGAAGGCTGGTGTCCTCGGAGGTAGAGATCACCGCACCCTCTGTATCCACCATCTGCCCCAGAAGGCTGTTCATTTGAGCCTCCCAAGCTTGGCGGGTAATGGTCCGGGGCATGAAGTTTATCTGTTCCATACACAGTATTTGAAAGCGGGGCTGCTTCTGAAGGCCCTCGGTGTCCAGTTCAACAGGACTGCCGTTAACGTCGAGGAACCACAGCGGCGGCTCACTGTCATATTTACGCAGGTTGGCTACGGTCGGAGTGTTTGCTCCGCCGCCCACGCCGTGCTTTCGGCTACGACACAGATCCTTGTTGCAGAAGTTGCAGATAGGCTGGTCCGCGCACTTGTACTGGTAGTCCTTCTTTTTTATCTGGTCCGCAACAATGTTGACCTCTTTGAGGTCTAGCGGCGGCTCCATGATGTTTTGGTTGTACTCAAGTATTTTGGTTTCCCAGTCATCCGGGAAAGCCTTCCTAAGATACACACCCAGATTAAACAGGCCGTTGTTCCGAGTGCCTTCCGGGAAACCCTGACGCAGCAAAGCTTGCAGGCACGGAGGTCCGTCCTTGAGCTTTTGGTCCACGTCCGGAACTGACTTTGACAGAAGCTCGTCCAACGCCTTTTCGTTTATAGCGGACCCTTCGGCCAGGTCCAGGAACTCTTCCAATGTTGCAGCACTACCATCCTTTTTGAAGGCGTAGCGAAGACCCCCTTCGTGATCGAAGTACGGCAGGTTAAGGAAGTTCCCGTTGTCGCCGCGCTCTAAAACCAGTTTGATCTGCTTCGGAAAGATCTCGCATCCACCAAAGCCTATTTCGGCAGCGACCTCTTTTAATTTAACCTGAACCTTTTCTGCCTCTACCCGTTCTGTCAGAAACAGGTAAAGGTGCGCCCCGCCTGATTTACTGCGGCAAACGACAAGAGGTAGCTCAACTTCTGTCAGCTTCTTCAGAATCTTGGAATGATCCAGAGGATACTGGTCAATATCGATGGCCCCCCACAGGCATAAATTGTCCTCGTTTATAGGGACAACGCCAATGCTCGTATCACCCTTCAGGTGATTTTCATATGTGACACTGGTCCGTGGTTCGTGGACAAATTTGTATTTGCCCTTCTGCTTCCCACGAGCGTCCTTCGTAGTCAGATCCAAGGCCCCGTAGGCCCGGTTCAAACCACGGAATAACCGTGCAAATCGTTCTATTTCTTTTTTCATTGCTGTAAACCGGGGGAAGGCAAGCCTCCCCCCGTTATACCTAGAAAGGCAGGTCTTCGTCAGAGGAGGGTTTGTCTTCCTCCCTGACATGCTTCACATTGACCTGACCCGCTTGAATGGACTCAGCGAACAACTTGGCTTCCGCGTAGACACTCGGGTCTTTGACCACGTCGTCCTTACTGATCTGCCAACCGTGCCACGATCCATTCTTGTTCTCTTCGGAAACGGTCTCCAGTTTCCAAACGTGAGAAAAGCGCGGGGGCGTAAACAGACCACCCTTGCTGTCTTTCATCTTCAGCGAACGCATTGCGCTGTTCCACTGCTTGGACTTCTTAAACTGCGTTGACTTCATAGGCAGGAGTGCCTGTTGGGTCATGCCGTCTTCTTCAACGACAAGTACGTAGTGCTGGGCAGTGCGCTCAAGATAACGACCGCTCCCTCCAGCGACATAGTCCTTGTTGTCGTCACCTCGTTCGGTAGCCGGGATTTCATCCCCTGCGCCATAAATGGCATGAGGTGCGCCAGTACCGGTGCCACGCGGCTCCCATTCGATGTACTGAAGATTGTAGGCGCAGTTAATCAAACGAACGCCGTCTTTTCCCTTAACAACCTCTTTGGTGACGGTGTTGTAAATGTCACCGGCCTTGGCATTATCAAGGTCGTCCAGTTCGTCGGACATCTTCTGCAACACCTTGAGGAAAGGTATCGCGAGATCTTCAGAGCCAAGGTCGTTTACGCCAATGCCTGCGTCAGCGGCAAACATGTTCTCGTCCATAACCGCTACTTCGGCGGTTTTCTTTTTAGCTACTGCTGTTGCCATCGTTATTTACTCCTCTTGATAGTTGCTCGTTGTGAGATAAAAGCCCCGAATAAATCAAGCGGGACGGGGTCGCCCGCTTCTACCCGTTCCCGAAGCCACGCTTTCAAGGTCATTGGTTCGACCTTTTCCAGTTGGCTGGGAACGAATCCCTGTGCGCCGCAAAGTCCTACAAACTCTTTGGCCGTTTCGTCTTCGCCGCGACCGAAGGTAACCGTTACGTTATTCTTCACGAGGTCGCCAAAGTCATGGTCACGCAACCACTGGAAGGCTTCGTCCTTGCGGTCGCGTGGAATGCTTGCTGCGTAAATGGGTTTGACGGCGATTTCGGAGCCGTCAGTCAAGGTAAACTTCTGAAGACCCATGGCTTCCAATGCCTCGGGCAAGTGCTCGTCCGTTATCTTATGGAGAGCGGATTTGGTTTCCTTCATAAGCTTCTCGGCTTCGGCCAGCTTGTGCTCAAGGGCTGCGGCTTCGTTAGCCAGACGCGACACGGCGTCAAGTTTGCCTTCTTGTAGCTGGTCAATTTTGTCGGGGGTTGCCTCAGAGTCGGAGGCCATTTCTGCTAGTAAGTCGTTCATGTTCTTTGCTCCTGCATAATTAATCGGCGGTTGACTGAACCGTCGGAAACCTTTATATGGGTATTTATAGGTTGATGCAAGAGAAATCTTTATGACTAGATTCGTTTTTAAAACCGACCCCTACGATCACCAGCGGCAAGCCTTCGATGGCAGCGCGGAGCAGGAGAACTATGCTCTTCTGATGGACATGGGCACAGGAAAAACAAAAGTCTGCATCGATACGATTGCCTACAACTTTGAAAAGAAGGACGTAGACTTCGCTATTATCGTAGCACCCAAGGGTGTCATCGCCAACTGGATAGGTGAGATAGAGACACACCTGCCGGATCGCGTGGACCGGGAAGTTGTTATGTGGAAGCCCAACTTAACGAAGGCGAAGCGTAAGGAGCTTACAGATCTTTACAAGGATAACGACAAGCTCAAGTTCCTGCTGATGAACATCGAAGCGTTCTCTACCAAGAAAGGTGTGGATGTTGCGGAGTTTTTTGTGAGGAAGTTTAAGGTTTTCATGGCAGTGGACGAATCAACCACTATTAAGAACCGGCAGGCCAAGCGGACGAAGGCTATATGCAACGTGGGCCGTGGTGCGGTAATGCGGCGCATCCTGACGGGATCCCCGGTTACCAAGTCGCCCATGGATCTTTTTAGCCAGATGGATTTTCTCAGCCCCAAGATACTGGGGTTCAAAAGCTACTACGCTTTTCAGAGCCGGTACGCCGTTGTGCAGCGCCGGAGCATGGGAGCGCACTCCTTCAACCAGATACTGGGCTTCCAGAGGTTGGACGAACTGACCGAAACGCTGGACGAGCACTCATACCGGGTTCGTAAAGAGGACTGTCTGGATCTGCCTGACAAGGTCTACATGAAACGCGAGGTGGAGCTTACACCGGAACAGACCGACGCCTATGTTCAGATGAAGAATCTGGCGCTGGCAAGACTGGACAGTGGTGACTTATCCACTACGCAAAACGTACTCACACAGATCATGCGCCTGCAACAAATATGTCTGGGCAGTTTGACCGACGACGACGGGGACGTTCACCCCCTGAAGTCCAACCGGCAATCCGAACTAATGAGCATCTGTGAAGAGATACAGGGCAAAGCAATCATATGGGCAACCTGGACACAGGATATCCGTTCGATTGCCGAGGCCCTGCGCGACCGCTTTGGCGTCGAAGCGGTTGCTACGCTCCACGGTGAGACCCCTGATTCAGATCGACAACAGATCGTGGAAACATTCCAAGATCGTCAATCTGAGTTACGTTTCATCGTGGGGCATCCTAAAACAGGCGGTTACGGTCTGACCCTTACGGCTGCAAACACTGTGATCTACTACAGCAACAGCTATGATCTGGAGCTACGGCTTCAGTCCGAAGACCGTGCCCACCGCATTGGGCAGGAGAATAAGGTCACCTATATCGACCTCATCTCCCCTAAGACTATAGACGAGAAGATTGTCACAGCCCTGCGGAACAAAATTAAAATTGCGGACCTTGTATTGGGCGAGGACGCTAGGGAGTGGTTAAGCTAGAGCGGTCCAAGTACGACCGTCAAAGATGCGAGCCGACTTGCGGTGTGTCTTGGATGCGTCGTAGCTGCAATGCACCCAGCCGCTAGTGGGCTCCCCCTCCTTGTAGAACTCAAGGATTAGCTGGTCGAAGTCGCAGTTCTCCATAACCCAGAGCGCGACCTCTTTGTTGTCGAACCCCGGAACTTCAAAGTCTACGGCATTGCCGGTGACGTGCTGTGATCCGTCTGAAGAACCGATCTCCCGGTTAAGGTCAAGACCTCTGTAACCGCTGTTGGGTACAAACGGTATACCGTAATGCTCCCGGACAGGCTCCAGTATGTTGTCGCAGAGCAGTATCAGGTTTTCAACCTCAGTGCCGTTGGGCGTGTTGTCGATACCCTTTCGAGTGGCCGTCTCCGACTTTGTAAGCTCGCTTAGAGAAAAGTGTGCAGATAGCATCATCCGACTAACTGCCTTGGTTTGCGCTTGATCGACATAATACCGGATTCTTCCATCCGGCCTACGCCACTACCGGCACCCCCTGTTACGTAACCGCCGTGGCGGAAACCGAGGCCGAAGACCGGGTCGTTTGGGCCGAATAGAGCGGTTCCGAGGGGGTTTGCAGAAGCGAGGGAAGACCCTTGCACAGGAGCTTGTCCCGCCAACGTTCGCTGCGTACCGACTCGGGCGTCCGGAGGAGCTTGTCCCGCCAACGTTCGCTGCGCCATGCCCGCCGGAGCACGCAGTGGGGTGTTATTAGCCGCCATTCGGCGGATCGGCTGCCCTGCGGGCTGAACGGATGACTGGTCGCCCACGTTACCGGGCTCGTCAAATTCCTCCTCACCTTGTTTTAGGACAGGAGTCACAGCACCGGGACGCAGTCCACGAGCCGTAACTGTGTCTATCGCGGCTTTTGCTAACGACTTAAAGAAACCGTCCGATTGAGAGGTCTTCCTCGCCAAACCTACGGCTATTTCAGGGTTAAGAGCAGCGTTGATTAAAATGTCTTTTATTTTATTACCAGTTATGTTCTTCCCGATGTTACCAAACATGCGGCTACCCGCTCCGGCTGCAACCAGTGAGTTTATAAAGCTAATCCGATCCGCAACCTGCAAGCCCGCTATTCGGCCAAGGTTGTTCCACGCCTCCATGCTGAGTGCGGATTGCGGATCTATTTTATTACCGACTGACGTTCCCTTGGTAAAGTTGGATGTTTCAAAAGCAGCTACTGCCATTTTCTCTAAACCCGGCAACAACTCAGAGTTGTTTGGAAAAGCTTCCTGAATAAGAGAACGAATACGTGGATTTGATATCAATTCACGAAACTTAGCTGGGTCGAAGGCCGACGCGGCAATGTCTCCCGTTTGTTTTATAAGAGCATCGCGAATGGCAGGGTCGGTAGCGGTAGTAGAACGCTTGAAAAGCTCTCCGATTATGGAAGCTTGAAGACCTTTCTCGGCTTGCCGGTTTCCACGGACAAGAGATAAAAATTCGTTTAGAGATCCTTTTGGGGATTTATTGCCGGGGCTTATAACTTGGTCAAAAAGAAGTTCTGCTCCGCGTCCAGCTTCTGCATTTATAACTTCGGAGAACGCATTCTCCTCTGAAAAACGCTTACGCCTTTGACCTATGTAATCTAGATAGTCGTCAATATCTAATCCCTTGAGATCTAGCTGACCTCTGTTTACCAGTTCGGTAAGCTGCCGCCTTGTCTTGTCATTGCGAAGGGTCTTCAACGCATCCAACTGGGTTGCAAGTCCGTCGGCATCGGTCATTAAAGACGGAACGTCCCCTCGTCCATTGTTTTCAAGGAACTGAATAGCCTCCTTATTTCTGCTCCGAAAAGAATCGAGGCTTTTTGCATCTACACCATCCGAGAAACTCAACGCCAAACGTTCCAGCAGGATGCTCTCCGCAACCTGCAAAGATCTGGGGCTGACTGGAAAATCCGGTTTAATCCTAATTTCAATCGGAGTTCCAGCCTCTCCAACGCGCACTAACTCGAAGGGAGATTCCGGGAGATCAAAAAGAGAGCTTCCGTCTATGGCCTTCTCGTCTATCACCGCAACCGGAACGCCCTCTGCGTCAGTGATAATTTTTCCGTCGTCCCCTCTTTTTATAGAGACAAAATCAGGCAGCGGAGCCGTTGCTTCGGTGAGCACTCTTAAATTTGAAGCACGAGCCAGGGGAGCAGTAGTTTCGGGCAGGATTTTTGTCGCGGCTTGCTCCACAGGTACTTTAACCGCAGACCCTCTGTCTTTTCCGAGTATGTCACCCTGTGCGTCGTCTACTTTGTTTTTAACACGAGAAGCCTCTCGGGCCAACGCTAGAGCAGCCGGGTCCAAAGTGGAGAACGTTTCCGGGGAGAGAAGTTGTTCGAGGGTTCCTCTTACGTGCAGTAAGCTTCGGTATCTTGGAGTTTTACCGTTAGTAAAACTTTCGCGTCTCGCAGCTTCCGCGACGTTTGAAATTGTTTCTTTTACATCATTTGCAGAAACGCCACCGGCAACAACGACCCCATCCGCATCTCGGGATGTCAGACGACCCGTAGGCTCAATGACAACGTCGTCCCCGGTTCCTAAAAAGTCTCGGGTAATTTTATCTATGTCTGATTGGAACCCTTGAGCTTCTTTTCCAAGGTCTATAACTTCTTTTCTTAAATTTCTAACAGCCTTAGAAGAAGTAACGCCTTCGCCCAGGGTAGCTATGGCTTTTTTCTGTTTCGCTACTTGTGCAAAGACATCTTCCAGACCTACAGGGGCTCTGGCCCGAGCTTGTTGTATTGTTATATTTGACCAATCGCCGCCTCCAACAGTGGGGCTGCTAGCAAACTCCAGCACGGCTGCTTTTTGGGAATCGTCTAATTTCGCTAGGCTACTTTGAACATATTCCTCAAAAGACCGCGCAAGCCTTTCTGCGTCTATACGTTCTGTTTCTACTTGTTTGTCTAAACGAGACTCGGCCTCTGTCTTCCTAGCTACTACATCGTTTCTTTGGGCTTCTAGATCCGGTATGCGAGATTGTGCGGCGCTGGATCGTCCTTCGGCTACCGCTTCTTCACGTTGGCGGTTTAGTTGGACTAAGACCGACCTTGAACCCGCAAGCTGGGCTATTTCTACCGGGACCTCTTTGATGTTGAATCGTTCTGTTCGCGAAAGGTTTTCTAGACGCCCCGTAGCCCAGTCCGACACGGTCATGCCGGATATATTGGAACCATTCGCGGGATCAATTGACCCTTCAGGAAAGACGATATCGTCAACAACTTTGTCATCCAAGCCATTTATTCGGCGGTACGCGGCCTTCTCAAAAGCCCTAAATTCGCGGTGGGCGTCGTCATAAATTCCACGAACGATGTCACCAACAAGAGCTTTCTCTTCAACCGGCAGATCGTCTACAGATCTCAGACCTCTGTCCGCCAAGTATGATTGCACGGAGTCTTGCCACATCTTGACACGACCCTCCGCAGCCTCTTGAGCATCCGCAAAAGATTTCTCCATTTGAAAAGACAGATCTTCTCGGATACCTTTGAAACGTTCTGCGGTTTGCGGATTTAGCCACGTAAGCTCGGAAGCTTCCACGCCTTTGGGATCGCCTTCCATAACCAACCGGCGACGGGTAGCTTCAAATTCTGGTATAGCCCCTTGTTCTTTAGCGTTCTTGTAATCAAGATTTTGTTCTTGGAGGCTTCCGCCATCCCTGCCGCCGAAACTTAAATCGTCTACAGATCTCTTAAAAGTGTTTTCAATGTAATTGAAAAACTGTTTTCTTCTTACAACTAAACGACCAGCTTCTTCTTGAAAATACCGGTTAACAGAAGCAATGTTTGAGTCGTTCGCAGCGGACTGAAGGACGCTCTCGTGGAAATTAGCCGTCCTGTTTAAATAACCAACGTCAGATTCGTCTGCTTTAATTTCTTTTTCTAAACGGGCTTGAATATCCGGATCCGTTTCTTGATCTAACCGTTCTCTTTTAAGCTGGATTTCTGCTCTTAATATATTCGATTCAGTTCTCGCAAGTTCGGGAGTTGTAAAAGCCAAACCGGAAGCTTGGTCTATGTTCCGTCCGTTTAGAACAGCCTCTTCTAAAATTCTCGCGACACTTGCAACACCTGCACGATCCTCTGCGGTCTTTCCAAGACCCTGGTCTTGACTAAATCTTGCAGCGGATTTTTCGGGTCTAAACAGAGGGTCTACAATAGCCTTTGTACCAATTCTAATTATCGGACCCTGTAAAAAAGTAGTGAACGCACCCCTAGCAGCGATTGGAGCAAGCAACCCGGATCCAATGGCGACAGTTGTTTTTACCCACCCCGCCGCGTCGGGATCTACTTCCCCCAATGCCGATAAAGCTGCTTCGGTAGACACACCTGCGGCCCCTCCAAAACCCACTTCTCCGCGTATGTTTCGTCGTCCCGTTTTGGTTAGTGGGTTAACGTAACCATTGGCTTTGTCTATTAAAGAACGAATGTTTTTGGGGTCCAGAGCCCCTTCGCCTAATTCTTTGGCGGATTCTTTGGCTAGTTTGGCAAAGGTAAATTTTGCGCTTTCCTGTAAAACTTTAGCCGGAACAGTAACGCCCGATATCATAACAGGACCACTAACGGCAAACTCTAATCCCGTTGTTGTCATTTTCTCCCAAATGCCACGGGCTTCCGGTGTCATGTCAGTGCCCACAGTGGCTTCAAAAGGTTTGAAACCGGCAACGTCGAACATGTAATTATCAGCGGCTCGAATATTTTTCTGAAAACGCCTACGTGTTGCTTCCGTTCCGTAGAAGTCTTCCACGTCTTTTCTAAGAGCTTTGCCTCGTTCTGCCTGCCTTTCGTTCATCCCCAAAGGATCGTCGCCCGTTACGGCTTCGTAACCCATCGCAGCAAGCTCGACGGGATCTGGAACATAAGACAACAGCCCCATTACATCCCAGGGACCCCCCACGAAGAAGGCTGGAAAACTACGCAAAGTAGGGCTTATAGCTCGGGCAAAAAATCCGCGTTGGTCTTTGTACTGAAGTTTTTTAAAAACCGGGGCAAGCGTTGTAGCAAATTGTTGACCCGCCGTACTACCAAAATCAGCGCCCATCAAATTTTTAAAACCGGCCCTTCTTTCCCCCTGCGGATCTGTATCGTCTTCGGGTCCGTAAGAAGTAATCACGTCTTCTACAGCACCACTTTGTGAATTTGTAAAGCGATAGGAGTGCTCAACGCCGTTAGCCCCCGCAGGTCCAAGATAGGTTGCAGTGATGCCCGTGTGAGGTGTCTTTATTGGCTCGGCCATTTTTCCCTACCTAATCTGTTCGCGGAAAGTATTGTACGAGATTATGCCTTGAACCACCCGTTTACGAATTACGTCTTCCGATACACCAGAAGAACGAGCCAAACTTTCAATGTATTTTTGAAATTCAAAAGGTCCTTTTTGTAGCACTCTAGTTGCGGGAATTGCAGGTCCTTCGGAAGATTCTTCTCGTGCTCGTTGGAAAGTGGGCAACGTATCTGTTAAATAATCTACGTCTGGAACTGTGTACTGACCGCCGTACATAGTATCCTTTAACTGACCCTGTGTTCTAATAACGTCCCGTTGGTTTTGGGAAAGAGACGGAGTCTGTTGACGAGTAGCGGAATACCTGTCTTTTCCGTAGTACCCGTGCCCGTGCCAGTTTTCCATAGTTCGGAGTTCGGAAAAATCAACCCCAGCCTCTGCGGATTGTCTTAACTCTCTTTCGGTCCAACCAACCTTACCGCCCAGAGACATAAGACCCGTTATCTCCTTGTTTACACGCCTCAATCCATCTTCAATCAGAACCCGGTTAAATTGTTTACTGTTTTGTATTTTGGCAACAAGTGTTTGATAAGCTTGTGCGTCGTAGTTGCTTATGCGGTTATCGCCAAACTCTCTACCTACGCGACGAGACTGTCCTTGTTGAAACCTGTCTGAGGCAGCGGTTAGTCTGGCCCAATGTACCGCGCCTTCCCCGGCAATATATTCAGCAAGACCAATTTTTGATGCGGTTGCGGCAAGGCCACCGGTAATGAAACCTTCAACATTACCCGCTTGGGCGGCGGCGTTTTTAAAATCTAAAAGAGCTTGACGAAACCCAAGCCTTGTCGATAATAATTCTCTTGCCTCATTAGCCGCAGGTTTTGTCTGCTGCGTTCGTCTGCTGTCCGCTATCTTCTGCGCTTCGTCAGAAATAACTTTTCTATAATCGTTGTTTGAAGCTCCTATTGTTAAGGTAGCTCTGGGAAGAGCGGCTTCTATATCTCTTCGTTGCTGAACCATGCCGGGGTCATAAGCTTGCGTTCCCGGTGCTTGCGGATCACTAAAAGCCTCCGGAAAAAGTCTCGTAGCAATCTTTATGCGACCTGGATTTTTATTAAGAGCTTCTTGGCTATCAGGAAAAGCCACAGGGCCGTAGGTAAGTGTTGGATTTGCAGAAGCGTCTTGTTTTAAGGTACGAACAGCCGTCTTCACTGCTTCTGTCTGTAGTGCTGGATTAAAAGCAGCGGTGGTGGGAGTATAACCTATACGTTCGCCACCTACAGTAACCCCTATGTCAGGTATATCCTGCGCCCCAAAGAGCATTTGAGGTGTTTCATTTAGAATTGATCTAACGGCCTTTTGTACACGCGCCTCTTTGATCTCCTGATTTTCAGACCCAAAATCACCTTTCAAAAGAGTATCGGCTGCGCTGTTTACTTTTCTTGTTATATACTTCTGAAGTCGTTCGTTAGTTATAGGAACAGATTTTGCGGCAGCTTCTAAAGGATTGGTGCCCGGACGTATATACCTAAAGGCAAAATCGCCACGCTGATATGCACCCACGTCAAAATACAAAGCACTTTTTGCGCTGTAAGGCGTGTTAGGTCCATCCAACTGCTGGAGTTGCAAACGATTCATGCTGGTAAACAGCAAATTTCGGTCGGCCTCTATTTTTTTATCTGTGTCAGTTACACCGGTGCCTGTCGTAATTTTTCTTGGGCTGAGACCCTGTGCTTTAAGATCCTCCTGCGAGAAAACGTCGCCGCTGCCCAAGTCTACAAGCTTTCCCCTGTCATCACCATCCACTATAACCCTGTAAACAGGCGTTCTTATTTTGCCGCCCTGCGTGGCCGTGAATACCGAGCCGTCTGGCTTGAATAAATTAAACTCCCCCGCCTGAAGATTGGGGGCATCCCCCTTGGTTCCTGTGGGATCGCCGAGACCAAACTTACCGAGATCACTTGGCTTGGCAATCGCCTGATTCGGTTGGAGAGGCTGTAGCTTCAAGGTCTGTATGTTGTAGGGTGCTCCAGTTCCTTTCGGCTGACGAACCTGCATCTGACCCTGACCACCAGCTTGCGGAACAAAACTCCACTTGTCGTCCTGCCCCTTTTGTATGACGTAATAAGGAGTTTCCAAAAGGCCGGAACCCGTGCCTGCTTTTGGTATGGAAGCCTTTGCAAGGTCACGTAATGCCGCGTCCTCCGAAGTGATTTGCTGCAAAGCAGACAGTTTTAGCTGGCGGTCTTCTTGCCTTTCTGCTGCTTTAAGAGCTTGCCGCTGCTGCATCATGCGCCCTGCAACCGAACCAGCGTCACCGGCAAGGGGAGACAATAGCTCCCGAGACAAGGTGCTTACCGAAGATTCGCCACGCTGGGGCGTGGCACCTGCCGCTGCAAAACCACGTTGGGCCAAGGCCAGCGCAAGCTGTAACTTGCCCATGTTCCGGGATTCCTCCAACTGTTTGGAGTAGTCCGTAGAGCCTAAGTAGTTCTTTAGCTGCGCTTCCCGAGCCGAAACAGTCTGCATGTCAGGAGCCATTAAACCAGCTATACCTGTCTCTCCCGCACCGGCTTTGCGAAGGTCTGTAAGATTTTTGGTAAAGGCTTGGACATATGGGTTGTTTACGGGTTCTGCCATGAGTAGCTCCTGTTAGACCATGCCTTGGCCCGTGGGCCCTGCACCTTGCATCATAGCTTGTAGCATCATTGGGTCCATGCCCATAGGATCTTCGCCCGTTGCCATTATACCGGATGGTCCTTGGGCCATGTTTCCTACAGCGTTAACCAACGCACCCGTTTCAGCGGCCATGCCGTCCGCAACCGCGCTTTTGGCAGCCAGTTCGGTGATACCTCCGCCCATGCCGCCAACTTCTGCCAGTTCTTCCTGCATCAGAGCACCAATGCCTTGGTCAATCTGTGCAAGCTGAAGGGTCGGCTGCACAAGGGCCAGAACAGAATCTGGTGTTCTCTGGGCATCTTCCGGTCCTACAACCTGCGCTAAACGGGAGCGGTAGGTCTCAAGACCTTCGTCCTCGTCCCAGACCGAGTTCATAATGTCCTTGAAGTCACCGGCCATGTCCATGTTGCCAATGCTGCGAGAGACTTCTTCGTTGACCGCTGATCCTACGCCTTCGGCTGCAAGCTCGTTGGTAAGATTGCCCATTTCGGATTCTGCTGTTTGAAGAACTTCGGGGGGCAAACCCTGCGCCTCCTGATATATCTGAGCTTCCTGCTCCGGGGACATCAACGGCATATCCGCCATCATGTCTTCTTGCATGGGAGGAATCATGCCGCCGTTAGCCATTGACACCCCACGGCCCATAAGAATATCCTTTTGGGTTACTTTTCCGTCGCCGCTCAGATCCGGGAAAGTAGCGCCACCTTCGGCCATGCCGACAGGGTTCTGCGCCATGAACTCCTGTAACTCAGGCGGGCTCGGTGCTCTTCCGTACCTCTGCATGAACAAAGCAGCCATGTTGGATCCGGGCACCGATCCAGCTAAATTCGTTATACCAAGCTGTTCCATAACAGGCTGTAGTGCTCCTGCTTGCTCAAGAGCTTGGATCATAAGCCCGCCAGTCGCCATGGGCGTTGCGTTGTTAAACATGCTTCTGTCGTATATTCCGGGCATAGTATTTTCCTATTAAAATAGTCCGCCGATTTGCTTGGCGGCGGCGGCGGTTCCTAGAAGTCCCGTTCCCACACCAGCAATTTGCTGGAAGGCGGAGGGCGTTGGTGCGGATGGCGAAACTTGGGAACCTAGGATTGTCTGGCTTGACGGGGCACCCTTGTAAATGTCCGAGAGGAACGCAACGCGACTGTAGGGCTCGTACAACTGTTTCTGCTCGTTTACACGGGCGGCGTCTAGTTCGGACTGCTGTTGGCGCTGTTGCTCCTGACCAAGAGACTGCATAGTTGCAATGTCTTGGACACCAGCCTGCTGCATTAGTTGACCCAGACCAAGCTGTTGACCGCCAATTCCAGCCTGCTGACCTGCTATACCAGCCTGCTGACCCCCGAGGCTTCCGTAAAGACCTGCAATGCCGCCGTATAACTGAGACTGTTGCTGCTGTCGGCGCTGCTGGTTTTCAAAGGCTGTTTGAGACGCGCCGAGAGCCTGGTTGTAGTTTTGGGCATTCAACTGAGCAATGGCGCGGGCTTGGGAATCCGCGAGCCCACGGTCAAGTTCAGCCCCTGCAATGCCAAAACGGCTCCCCCCAAAAGCACCCGCGCCGACGCCCTGCGCTGCAAGGTTGTTGCGCGAAATTTGGGCTTGCCGGTTCATCTCGGCAAGGGTGGTGTCAACGACCTGCTGCTGGTACGGGTTGGTGTAGGCAGAAAGGTCCGTCGGTGCGAACAGTTGACCGGACCCGGAGATGGCCTGTTGCGCGGCGGTAATCGGTGTCTGAGACTGACCCAATGTTCCGAGGGCCGTGCCTAATGTACCGAGGCCCGTTCCAATGGTTTGCGAACCGGAGGTCAGGAAGGGTTGGTAACCTCCGATACCTCCAGCAGCCCCCCCAAGGGTAGCGGCCTGCTGCTGAAGACCCGTAAGACCCGCAATTTGTTGTCCGGGAAGCTGTATCTGGATGTCGGAGAGATCTTTAGCCGAGTTTATCAGGCCCAGTTTTAGGGCCTCAATCTCCGGGGCTTCGCGGACAATTTGTTCTGTGATTGTTTTCTCAGCCATGACTACGACCTCATCTCAAAATTACGCATCATGTTGTAGAGATTTGCTGCACCCGCCTGTCGGTTGCCATTGCCCGAGGGATCAGCCCCGCGCACTGCCTTGGCGTTCATCACAAACTCTCCGTCGGAAAGCATGGCGGGAATGTCGTCCGAACGCTCCGTTCCGGGGCCTTCCACCAGCATTTCTCGGCGGGGAAACTGCGGGGTGCCGCCCATGTTCATGTATCGAGGATTTTCCATGTAACCGCCGTCGGCTACATAACTTGTCGGGACAGCGACGTTTCCGAGGTCGTAGCGGTACGGATTAGTGTCCTGAACCAGATACTTCTGAGGGTCTTTCTGGAAGAGGTCGTACCCTGTTTCGCTAGGCACAACACCTTCGAGATCACCCGCCGTCGGCTGTCCAGCATCTACAGCGGGATCAAAAACACCACCGAGTTTCGCCCCCCCGGCAAGCAATAACCCTGTTGGGCCGTACTTAGCAAGCATAGTTGGTTGGGCAGTAGCTTTAGCTGCCTCAAACGCCTTCGCTGTTTGAAGATTAACAGGCGTTTCCGCTAAGTATTTTGCTCCAGCGTCTTTTGCTGCCTGATCTATTACGACTTTGCTATCGCCCCCACGGAAAAGATAATCACCGGCAGTTGTCATACCCTCGTCTATAGATTTACCTGTTGAGCCGAATAAACTTTCAAGTGTGGATACGTCCTTGGGCGGGGTTATTTTTGGAACGCTGCCAAAGTTTTGTAAATTTGAAGTTCCTTGGGATGCCATGATGTTGCCGGGTCCCAGAGGTTGACCAGATGCCGTTATGTTAGGACCCGCTACTACCTGATTGCCTGCATAAAAGTTTCCTGCCTCGTCCATCGGCAAGTTTAAGGCTTGGGCCTGTTCAACCGCAGAAGGGGTGCTGGTAAGATTTACGGATGTAATATTGGGATTAAGACTTGGTGCTGTCGGCGCTGTCGGCGCTGTCGGTACGAAACCCGGTTTAACAGCGCCGGTTACTGGGTCCGTGACGCTGGTCGGAGTGTCACCAAACAACGTACCCTCACCCGTAAACGCGCTCAACGGATCACCACTGAAAAGATTGCTGAACTGTGCTTTAGAAGCGGCGGCGCTGGCCTGTCTCGCTGCGCTGCTACCAAGAGCATCTGCAAACGGCGAGGCCGCATACTGTGTCCCTATTTGAGTAGTGCCTGCCGCGTTGAACACGGGAGTGGCACCAGTAAAAGTGCTAGTAAGGTTTTCCCCAAAGCTTCCCGGCCCCGTGAAACCTGACGTGAGACCCGCTAGGCCACCGGAAATTAAACCGGATTTAAGAGAATCTTTGATGCTTGCGCCTCCTATCAAAGACCCTATGCCGCTGCCCAAAAAGCTAGCGCCGAAGGTTCCCGCGCCAAACGCCGGTCCCAAAAACGGCACGCCAAAAGCCGCCGCAGCAATCGGCAGCACAATTGGGGCCAGCTTTTTCGCGACCTTGACAACACTCTTAACGGCTTTCTTGACCGCCCTAAACACACTCTTGAAGAAAAACTCAGGAAGACCTGTGTCGGGGTTTATGCTGTTAAGCTCATTGCCAACCACAAATTCCTGCGGATCCAGACCCATCTCTTCCATCTGTTTGAAGAGAAGCTCCTTGATCTTGGGGTTTTTGTTCAGAACCTCTAACGGTATGACCGTTTCGCCCTCTGCGGCGTGAACAACATAAATGTCTCCGTTGCGTCCATATTCCGCAAGCTTCTGAGCCTGCTCGTGCATGGAGGCAATTCCAGTTGGGGCAAGTTCGTATTCGGGGGAAGAATCAATAAAAGACTGAAGTCCTTTATTAGATACGGTGTGCGTTTGCTGTTGCATTATGAAAGCTCCAAAACATTTGCAAAGACTTGAATCTTTGACGCGGTAGCGCAGTTGAATATAAGCGTGTCACCTGTCTCTAAGACAAAAGGACCGGTGAAGGACACGTCTGCGGTAGCAGAAGTGGAGGCCAAAGTAGCCAGTGTTATCTTCTGCAAAATGACCGTTGCCGAAGCGGAGCTATCGGTTATCTTGCACAGTATCACTATAGAACCAGTATGGCTATTGTATAAATTAATGTTTTTTACAAGGGCTTGAGTGGCAGCAGGGCATGTGTAAACGACAACGTCACCCGTGGATCCAACCGTCGTCACTATGTTTTTGTATGCAGAGGCCATCAGTCCATAAACCAGTTCAAACCGTTGGTGTCATCCTCGCCGCTGACCACAGCGGGAAAGTCTATTTTGGTAAGAGCCATCTCTAAATCACGTAAAATGCGGACAAAAGTGTCCGCGTCATACTCATCAGGAGCCATTGGCATACTGTGGTCAAGAAGACTAGACATTACCGCCTCCCGTCTGGACGTATATCAAGGCGAAGATCGCCCAGCGTCCACGTTATATCAGTTGTAGAACTCTCAATCCTCAGTGCAATCTGGCGGGACCGGCTTCTAAGAAATGCCTGTTCAGTGCTTGATTTAACGGCGTTGGTGGAATTGGTAGTCAGACTGTCGCCAGGATAATTCCGTGTCTTTAATATATAGTTTACCGAAGCATCCGCATCGCTGCTGGTGATGTCGATGTCCGGAACCAAGCGGCTTACAAACATAAATTGTTCGCCATCACCAATATCAAAGTCAGCAGACTCAATAAACGAAGTCATGGGTGATCCGTCGTTATCATCGCCGGTCTCGTGGACATAAACAAAGTTTGTGCCACTAGCGATACCAGAGGCTCTTGGATTATTGTGTATGCCGTAGTCAACCCAAGCTGTCCTCGACAACGTACCCAGATCCCAAGTGTTTTCTGTAAAGTTAAACTTGACGTATCTGTCTATCTCCGTCGAATCGGCACTTGGATAGAACCAAAAGACCTCGTCAAACATCTTGTTAGAGGCCGCAAAGCACTTAAAATTCTGCTCCAGGTTAATGTCGTCAAACACATAGCGCAGAAGAGTGCAGGGAATAGTCTGAACCCGGCCCGTGTAAACGTAGAAGTTCTCCCGGTCCATCCAAAAGACTTTGTCGCCCACCGTAGTTACAGCGTTAGGGCCAATAATAGACACGTTGTTTGCCAGCATACTAAAACCAAACGTAAACGGAGGCCCCGTAAACCGCATGGCGTGAAGCGACGTATCCGTCCAGATCAACATTTCCTGCCGGGTCTTCTGCGCCGATATAATTTCGGAACCAGAAGATATCCGTTGGGAACCTGCCGTATTCGTTGCAGTGGGCGTCCAATCAACAGGATTCTCTTGGTCGGACCATCGAACCATTAACAAGTCTTGGGCAGACTCATCTAAAGGGTTACATCCAAAACAGACAACATGCCTGTCCGCACCGGATACCATGATCCGGCGCGTTATCGTCGGCGCACCTGAAGCACCTGATTGTGAGGCAAGGTCCGTGGCCCGTGAACCAAGGCCCAGTGTTTTGTCCCAGTAGTACGGAGTTCCGTCATAGACGTTCAGGAGAAGGTCTTCTCCCCAATTGTCTTGGCTATACAGACGAATGTTAGATCCGGTAACAGCAGCGGTACTGGAAGACTCGCCCCATCCTACAAAGTCGTTTGCTTCCTTAACATCTACGCCATCGGCATGTGCCGCTGCCGTAGTCCCGCGAACACCTCGAACAACGCCTGCGTTGATTG